TATGCGCCGGAGCATCGGGCGGAATTGCAGAATAAGATTGACGGGCTTGTGCCTTTGTCGGTTGCAGACTTGGGAGAATTGGAATGATTTACCTCGCAGCATTTATAACACTTATATCCATTATCGGAGCAGCCTTCACCGGGCTTTGCATGATGGCGGATATTGATATTGGAACAACCACGGACAAGGATACAGCGATATGACCGAACCGAAGCCACCCGTTAAGGGGGAGTTGGATACTGGAAAAATCATGAAAATGGTTGCCGACATGGAAACCATTGAAGCGTTCATAACGAAAGGCCGTTTTGTCGGTGACAGCGTACATATCAGCATTGAGCATTTGGCCGAGTGTATCCGTAAGAATGTCACCATCCCCGCCGATGATTTCGGGAGGATTTTGGAGTGCTTGGAGAAAGCAAGTAAACTGCACGATTATCAGGACATTAGCGAATACGTTATCGACGCTTACGCCCTCGCCCGTAAATACGGGAGCGCGGAGTGATGTTGGAATTAGAACAACGACCTCTTTCATGGTGGCTTGAGCGCAGATTGCAATCAGAGCGCATTTTAAAAGAACGACAAGCCGAGGTTTCAATAATGGAGGCCGATGTTCGGCTTTGTGAAAAGAAAATCAGAGAATTGTCTGGATACGGAAAAATAGGAGAAACCCCATGACCACCGATAAGCCAACGCCGGAACTGAAAACTTTCCCGCAGCCTAAAACAATATACAGGTGCGATAACTGTGGAAAGCAAGGAACGCCTGAAACTTGCTGTAATGGCTGGCGCATGTCGGAGTACACCCGATCCGACTTTATCACCCGCCCCTCCGAACTGCGACAAGCGGGGGTGGAAGAATTAGATGGAGGAACCCGCAACCGCGTTTCCATGTTGCTTGCCCTCGGTTTTAAACACCACAAGGACAACGGCGATCATGTTGTAACGGGTCATGGCAGGGAGTATCGCCATACCAGCTTGTTGTGTTTGGCACAGCGTATCCGTGATGATTTCCTAGCCCAACCCGCCGCGCAAAAGACCGAGGGGGCTGGGGATATAGCGAAGGCACAAGTTATCTGTGACAGTTTGGAAGCCATGCAATTTGGTAGCGACGATCACAAGCACGATGCCTATGCATTTCTAAAGCGGCATGGAAAATATATCTATGAACACTTTAATGCCGCTCTTGCGCCCCCTGTTATTGAGCAACCTTCCGGCGGAGATGCGGACGATATTCTTCTATCGCATATGAATTTATTGAGGAAAGATCACGGTCTGCCGCCTTTGGATAAAACAGAACATGCAACGCTGTCCGGCTCGTTAAGTGCCGCCAGAAGCGCAATCGCAGCCCTAGCATCCCGCGCCAGCGTTGATGTGGATTACGAGCAAGAGGGAGACGATTGGATCGAGGTCTGCGAAGCATACGACCAGCATCAGATTGAACGCGATCACAGCCCGATAGAGACGGGAAGCGAACGGCTTTTCCTTCACACGATTTTAGATTTTCTTGCGTCTCAAAACCGACTTATAAAACCAAAGAAAGATTAAAAAATGGACCTAAATCAATTCGGAATACGCTCAATTCCGCCCTGCATGGATTGTTGGGATAACGGGCAGTGCTCAATGAATTGCGGCCCTCGTGTTTCTGCACCAGATACCGCGAAATTTCCGGAGTTGGTTGGGGGGCGTGAGTGATGGCTTGGAAATCAATGGATAGCGCACCAAAAGATCAGAAACGCTTTTTAGCAGTATGCGAGGACGGCCATATTTGCTTTGCGCGTTGGGATGGATGGAATTTTGTTATTGTGAACAACGGCGATTATCACTGCGGTGGATACGGCAACGATTACACGCCTAAACCAGAAAATGAATATTCGGATTATGAGCCGCTTACGCACTGGCAACCACTTCCGAAACCACCCCGCGAATTATTAAGCCGATAGGGAAAAGAATGAACGGCAAGAAGCAAATGGCCTGTGAAAAATGCGGACGGACAGTCTATCACCGTTTAACCAAAAGCAAGAACCCTGAACGCCGCGAACGTGATTTGCAGGACTGGACACCATATCGCCACTCCAGAGAATACAGACGCGGCAATGAAATGAACACAAGATTTTGCGGGGAATAACCCCCTAACCCCAAAGGCACGAAACGAGGATTATGAGATGATAACGCTTTCACTAGAGCGCGACGTGGGCCAGACGCGCATAAAGCCGCAGACAGGTCTTGTTTATAAAAACACCAAAGGCAATTACGTCCTTGTCGTAGCTGCGAACGATCAAAGGGAGTCGGCGCAAGTTATCACGTTCAATGTTGCGAACGGAAAGTTGGTGAATTTCTGCTCATACTCCTATCACTGCATTGCTAAATGGCAGATCGTTGGTAGATGTAATGAACTTCCACAGATCGAAGTTGTACCTATAGACGAAGATGAAATCCAGTCACTTGAAAAATACAGAGGATAGCATGACCCCCACGGAGATCGAGAAACTGGAAGCGGCTTTGGACGCATTGGTAAAACATAAAACGGGCATTGAAACGCCAGACCCGATTGAGGCCAGCATATTTGGTGAAGTAATAGAAGAAGCCGCCCGCGCCCATCTGCAAACCCTGAAAAGCGGGGATGTGGAGGCCGATATAAGCAAAGCAATCCACTATCCCGAATGTTGGGATACGGCGGCATATCCGAACCTAATCTTTGCGCTGGCCGAATTGTTCGCATGGTTCAAGTGCAGTAACGAGGATTGCACCACCCCGCCCGTTGATGGCGATAAAATCAGGGAGGCTTTGAAAGAATGCCCATGGATCGAAACGGTGGATGAATATATTTCCGTGAAAGAACATAGCCGCCTAGTTTATATGTGGTGGCTACAACATGGCGAAAGCATCCGCGCCCTACTCACCAACAGCGCAAGCGGGGGGAAGTGATGGTTAATCTCACGTTTAAGTCACACTGCGATCATTGCGGCATTCTCGTCGATCAAAAATACTGGACATTTAATATGAAGCAATGCGTGGTTTGCGCCGATCATGAATGCAATGCAAAGCAGAAGGGAATATTGAGATCTGCTATGGATGATGTCGTCGAGGGAGTCTTAGAAGGAAGGATAAAGCTATGACCAACCAAATAGCCGCGCTGGAGAAGCTGATAGACGGTCTGGATGATTTTATTCAGGAGGGATGTTCTGCCAGACCAGAAGACAAGTCCCATGCATTGAGCGCATTGGAGACAATCCGCGCCCTCATGTTAAATCCCCCCGCAGATGTTAACATATCGGGGGAATGTGTTAAGGAGAAACCATAATGGAAACCATAGCAATCATAACCGTCATTATCATAGCCATGCTCGCCTATCACCTATACTCAATAAGGAAAATACAGCGGGATTACGCGGATATTATCATAGAGCGCGATGATTTGCGGATTCGGCTCGCCAAGGCCGAAAAGAACGATTACAGGATCAAAGGCAGATTTGCAAAGAGGCCCCAATGAAAAGAGACATTGTAACAATCCATCTGGACGGCGAGGCCCTGAAATTCGATAGGGAAAAACTAATCGGCATCTGCGAAGGCAAGGGCTTTGCGGCCATAAGGCGGGAGGAATCGCCCCACCAGTATTTTCAAGCATCGGAATTTTTAAAGAGAGAGAAAAATGAACAAGACTTACACAGATCAGGAAGACCAGATCATAAAGACGGAATGGGAAGCCGGAACCCGCGTCGTGGATATCGCCGCGAAACTGGGCCGGAAACCAAGCAGTATTAAAAAGCGCGCCAGACGCCTTGATCTGGAAAAGCGCGTCCCCGGCAAGAACATGCAGACCAACAAGGCCGTGGGAGAGCCATACAAACGCCCTCCGGAGCGACTGATTGCCTACGGTATTCCCAAACCATTGATTGACCTTGGGACGTGGGAGTGTCATTTTCAGATAGACGAAAAGATCGAGTTTTGCGGGGCTAGGGCAATGAGGCCATATGGCTACTGCCGCGAACATGGGGCCATATGCTACAAATCACATACATAGCCTGTTACCACGGACAGCCGTTAATCCGGCTAACGGTTTTTCCGTACAAGCGAAAAAAGAACACCACGATACAAGTTTTGCGTTGTAAAAAAGCGGAGTATATCGGAATAATCGGGTAATTCTATTTAACTAGTATGCCAAGTTCTAAAAAAACTTGGTCACGCCTTTTAACTGCATCATCAATATTGGAATAATAACCAAATATTGTTGCCCTTCTCCTAATCGTTATTGATACACACCAACAGAAACCGCCCACTCTTTTTATTTTATATATGTTATAATACTGTTTCCTTGCTAACTTGCCCCTCATAATATTTACTCTTTGAGTGACATATTCAAGATTTTCCAAAGCGTTATCGTTTTTGTCGCCGTTTTTGTGATCAACGCAAAGTGGACTTTCGCCAAAGAAAGCGGCCATTACAATCCTATGAACCTTTTTTGTTTTTTGTATTCCGTTCTTAGTCAACCTAACAGTAAGATAGCCGTTATTTTCAGGGGCGGCACTCAAGACTCTGCCAAGCAAGCTTCTAACTTTTCCTTGTCTATTAACGGATATTCTATCCAAAGACCGGACTCTGCCGAAGTTGGACGCCTCGTATATACCAATATATTCAGAAACAGGCTTCCAAATTTCTTGAGAATAATCTATAGATGAATTAGTCATATCGCACTCCATTGCGTCAATGATTAGAGAAGCCCCGCCACAAACGGGGTTTTTCGTATTATACAATATGTTTGTTGAAACGCAAGGATATCTCTGCTAATATTCAAGTGAGCGGAAAACAATCTCCTTCAGGGTATGTTCCTTCTTCGCAAGAGTACGCTCAAGCGGGTCAGTGTAAAAGCTGGCCCGTTTTTATTTATAATCCGGCTCGTTTTGCGCAATCCAGTCGTTTAAAACAGCCTCATGTGCAGGACCGCAAGTCTTGGTGTTATGCTCACGGGCAAGGGCGTACAGGTAATCCGCGCTTGGGCTTACCTCTATTTTGTTCTTCAACGTATCGCGCCCATGCACACAGCCTTGCATCGGTATCATCAGGGGTACGAGGGCGGTTAGCATAACGATTGCCTTCTTTGACGACTTCAACATTCTTGGCCTCCAATAGGGCTTTCTCTGCTTTTAAGGATTGGTTTTTATCATACAGGTATTTTGCGGTTCCGATTGAACCTAATAGAGCAAGGGCCATTATAACGTAAATCCAGAATTTCATGGATAAAACCTCTTATCTAGCTCGATATGCATTGCATCCTTAACCTTCCAGTCAAGGCCGGAAATAATCGGGATATTGTGCCGTATGGAGCATGTCTTAAATGCCGCGACAATCGGCGCGTAATGCTTGATGTCATATGTCACCTTGCCGCTGAGCGTAGCTGCAAAGTCGATGGCCGCCCCGTCCTGATGGCGCGAGCGTTTAATCCATGATTTGCCGTTGGCCACATTTATCTTGTGTTCTTCTAATGTACGTCCGCCATCCACCACGATAAAGCCCAAAGGCTCTTTAAGCTCCATACGGGCGCAGACAGTCACGGTTTGCAGCGGCTCGCGGACTTCATTGATATTGGTTATGGAGCGCTGGGAGTAGGCAAAGGTGGAGACGATAAGCATACCAATGGCAACGGTTCCGGTTGCTTTGCGAGGCGTGTTAAGTGGCTTTCCCCAACCCATGCCCCTACAATACCGCAATTCCGGCCAAAATTCCACACCCAACCGCCACGCCATCCATAGCTTCGCGCACCTCGGTTGCTTCCCTGAATATCAATGCATTGACGCCTTTAAAAAGCCCACCAACAGCAACAGCCAGACCAGCCAGAGGCGATGCGATAGCAAAGGCGATAACCGCACCCGAACACGCCGCAAGGCCGACCAAGGCCATCCCCGCCGTCTTATACCAAAGGTCCGGAACGCGCCCATGCAGCCATCCTATGAGATATTCGATTTTTTCAGGTTCTTTAGAAACGTCTAATGGAAGGTCCGGACGCCAAATACGGCCATGACCCATGGTTTTCAAATAACACAAAGGCACAAGCACCAGCGTCCATGCAGGGCAATAAATGCCTACCGGAACCGCGATAACAAGGCACCATGCCAGATTTTTGAGGGCTTTCGGGTCGCCGCCGTGAATGCGGCCCCCGTGCCATGCGCTGATAATGCCGAGGAGCCACGGGAGGATCAATGGAATATCCTCGCCAGAAAAGGCCCCGCCCAATTAAGCAGAAGCGTAACGCCTGTTATGATAATGGAGCCGAGCCATATAACGCGGCCTATAATCGTGTCGTGGCGGTCGATCTTTGGCTCCGCCTTATCCAGACGGGCGTGTGCTGCGTCTATTTTCGACTGCATCAAAACGTTGGATGTGTTCATACTTGCCAATTGCCCACTCACCGCCGCAACCAGATTGCGCGTTTCCGAACCATCCGCCTTTATATTAGTAAGATCGGATTGAATAGAACCCAGTGCTTGCGATATTTCATCAATATTGCCCACTGTCAAAGTCCTTATACGCTGCACATTCATATTCCACTAACTATCCCCTTGGTGTTTGGGTTCATTATTACGACCAACTTGCTGCGGCAGTTCCAATAAGCGTTGCGCCATCCGTAAGCGCCGACCCTACCGGATGGATACCATCGTTGGTGTAATTCGCCTTCCATACCTTTTCTGCGCGGACGTTAAGGGCCTCGAATCCGGTGCGTCCGGTATCAATTACCTCGTTCAAAGTTGTTCCGACCATGCCGTCAAAGCCCGTGTTGACCGTATCCCTTGCGGCCTGTGATCCGGCATACGGAACCTGTGCGTCTAGGGTTGTGAATGGCCCTGTGGTGGCTGGTTGGATACTTAGGTAAGCCGCCGCCTTTGTGCCTTTGGCCAAAGACTTAAAGCGCCCGACCATCAAGCCCACGTTTGCAAGACACTCGGCAGGCGTTTTCCCCGCAGCCAAGAAGTCCTGACCGCCCGGATTTGCAATCAAATGCGTCGAGGTCGAAGCGAGGAAATCCCACCATGTTTTCGACGTTGTGAATTGGTATAAAAGCATACCGTCAACCGAGTATTTAACATGTGGAACGGAACGACTATTAACCGAGCGTAGGGCGCGTGTCGCAATACCGCCGCCCGTGGTTCCGTTGTCTTGGCTGTCGTTCTTATACATCATCAGGGAATCGGAGAAGATCATGACGGACACATCAGGCGTGCTGGACCATGTTCCAAATATCCCGTATGGACCAAAGCCTGTCGCGGTGATGGCCGTCCCGCCTGTTAAGGCACCGGTTCCAAGAAGTTGGCTTGTACCGGTCGTGTATCCGTTGCAGGCCATGCCAGTACCGGACTCGTATTGCGCTGTAGGATAACCGAAGTCAAATCCTGCGGTTCCGTTGGCTTCAGATCGAATAGCTCCGGTCATATTGGCTGGAAATTCCGACAAACCAAAAGCGGAAGCGCGAATACCCCAAAGTTTTACAGAACCAGCCGTAACGGTCTGGTAAACGTCTGAAACTGTATCTTCTGCAATAAACGGATGGGTAACGCCGCCATATTCAAGCGCAAATCCTGCATCGAAAGAGCCTCCAAAATTGGTTTCACCGTTTTGGGTGATATATCCGCCGAACACGCCAACCCATATTTGGTTGCATGGTTGGCCGCCGAGCGTGAATGGCGAGCGTCTTTCAACGCGGGTATAGTTTGCTGCGTTGGTATTCAGGTTTGTAGCAGTCGCCCCGCCCTTTGCGACAATGCGAAGGTCTGCGGGTCTGGTCATCACGCTGCTTGCGCTAAATGTCCCCATACTATCCCAACTTGAAAAACCCTGATCGACCGCAAACGCATTTTTAGCCCCGTTTATTTCTGTATAAGAGGCTCCTAATGTTTGATTGATCCATGCCAGAAGGCGACCGTTAAAGCTACCAGCCGCAATGCCGTCAGCATCAAAAAGCGCATGCCAGTCGCCTTCGTAATTAAGCGCGGTTCCGGTTACGTCTCTGACAGATTGCTGCTTGTCGGATTGGTTTGTCATTATGCGTATTCCTCAATCGGAACCGAACAAGACAGCCCGTATGTGGTGGCATTAGAAAATATTGAGGTTGCGGCGGCAGCCGTTAAGCCAGCACCCGCCGATGTCGTGCTGAATTTAACAACCGTGTCTGCTGCCGTGGCGATTACGTTATTACCGTTGACCACATTCCCTACGGCTTGCGTTGTCAGGATAGCGGCATTGTCTACCGTGGTGGAGGACGGAAGCGACATCGTGGCCGTTGAACCCGTGCATGTTCCGGTCGTAAACCGCGCCATGATTTCCATGTTCTTTCCAACACGGCGATGAAAAGCGTCTATATTCGTAACCGTTCCCATGGCTGCGAAAGTCGGGGTGTAGGCCGCCCATGCAGTCAGTACAGGAATGTCTGCTGCAAGGGCCACAGTTCCCGCAGTCGCAGGAAGCGTTATTGTTACATCTGCCGTACTTGCCGGAGCCTGCAATTTTACCTTATGCGTGCCGTTGTCCGTATCTTCCGCCAGAGTGATATATGCAGCCTCGGAAGACGTTCCAGAAATGGCCAAGCTGCCCGAAACCGTTGTGGCCCCATTGAAAGTAGCCGCTGCGTTGAACGTACTGGTTCCGGCAAACGTATTGTTTCCGGTAAAGGCGTTGTTTGCAGCCAATACCGCCACGCCAGTTACGGCTGGGTTAAGCAACTCCCATTTTGTATCAGACAAGCGATAACGAAGGTGCAATTCGTGACCATCGCCAGCAATATCCCCCGCAGCAAGCGCTACATTGCCGTTCTTAACGATTGTTCTGGCCGTCAAAGCGTTGGGGGAGAAAGTAGGGGTTGTCGTGGCATTAGCAGCTGTTGCTCTTACATAGCATTCCTGCCCGTCAACCAGCGTTGTGATGGCGGGCGAATATGTGGCCGTAATAGCGTCAGCCGTACCGCCGCCATCCGCCCAATTCACTTTGCCATCCTGCGTTTGGTCAAGGCGGGTATATTGGGTTCTTAAAGTTCCTGCACCCACGTTGGTATGAATATAACCAGCCATTCCAAGGTCAGACACAACTGTAGTTTGCCCATCCTTGGTAATGCAATTTGATAGACCGTTAGCAATCCCCGTAAGTTCATTATTAAAACGATCTGCACGGATTTTAATCCCAGCAGCCGCATCGTTCAAAAAGTTATAAATTAATACAAACGTCCCGCTGCCGTTAAAAGACATAATTCAGACCCCTATTTAATGATTTATGGTTGACTATCACGGCAGATTCACCTACGCTATTTTTATGAAGCATAGTATGGCCGGAACAAAAATATACGGTATTTGGAAAAGCATTAAAGACAGGTGCCTTAACCCAAAATGTAAATATTTTCCTCGGTATGGCGGAAGAGGAATTTCTATATGCGACAGGTGGCTTTCTTTTGAACATTTTTATGCCGACATGGGCGAAAAACCAATTGGAGCAAGCATTGATAGAATTGATAATAATGGTCCCTATGCTCCTGAAAATTGTCGATGGTCTAATGATATTGAGCAAGCCAATAACAAAAGAAACAATAGGTTTATAACACATAACGGCCAAACGCTTACTATAGCAGAATGGGCGCGCCAGATTGGGATTAAAAATGGATTGATTTCTTCGAGATTGCATCGCGGCATGACCGTAGAAAAAGCCTTGAGTGTTGAGCACCTTTCTACGCTTGAGCCAGCCAGAAAAACTTGGATCAAAATGAGTCAAACTAAAACTCATTGCAAGCGTGGACATGAGTACACGCCTGAAAATACCAGAATATCCAAACAAGGATGGAAATTGTGTAGACAATGTGCCGCTTGGCAAGCACGGGAAGAAAGAAAGCGAAAACATCCTAAACCCCCACTTTAGACCCCAAAAGACCGCGAATTTCTTCAACAGTCCTTGGCCGTCCGTTTTTGTAAAATATGTTTTTGTTCGCTTGCGCGGCTGCGGGGAACAATTCAGCCCCGACCGCGTTTAAATTCTTTCTTGCCTTCACAGCCGAAGGGCCGCCGAGAAAATGCGCCATATAAAGATCTGCTTCGTCTGGCTGTATTCCGGCCTTGTTATAAGCGTTTGTGTTTTCCTGCGTCAGCAATTCCGCCATAATCTTTTGCTTGGCGGGATCGTTCTTATCAGCAAGCGTAATTCCGGTTTGTGCGCCGTAATTCTTGACCATGCCCTTCCAAGTCGGGTCCGTGAATTGGTACATACCGGACGCGCTGGAAGTCTTGGCGCGGGCGTTTGGGTTGCCGCCGCTTTCCGCCATGGCCACGCGGTCGAGGAAGGTTTCAGGGGTACGCATGGGGGCGTTTACTGGCGGAAGGGTTGTTTCCGTTTGGGTTTCGGTGGTGGATTGTTGGGGTTGCAGCAAATCCATATCCTGCGAAAAATCAGGTGTAGTCTGCTGCGGTTGCAACAAATCCATGTCTTGCGAGAAATCAGGAGGCGGTAATTGCGCCATTGGTTGCTGCACTTGCGGAGTAACGCCTGCGCCGACAACAGCACGGGAAACGGGTGAGGCGGTCATGGCGTTTGTGCCGATGCGCAACGCGGGCGCAACGGTTTGAAGTTCCTGAATAGCGGTTTCCTGCCCCATGGAGACGCGGCGAAGCAAATCCATGCCTTTTTCGGAAAGCATTAAATCGCCCATGTCTTTGTAGAATTGCGGGTCGTTTTCTGACTTTCCAAACATGCCAGCGACTTTGCGGAGAATGCCGACCTTATTTCCAGTGATTAAGTCTAACCCCGCGCCTGCGGCTTGCTCCATGCCTTTTTGTGCTTCTTGCAAAGGCTGTGTGGGGGAGCCGTAGCGGAATTTCTCACCAATCTTTGCTTGGTTTATAACGTCCAGCGTTTCGTCTAATCCATTTCCTGCATATGTTCTAAGCATATCCATGGAACGGGCATCTGGGGCTATTTTACCAGCCAGTGAAGTCGGGTCGCCCCTTGCGGTGTCCATGGCGTTAAAGATACGGGCAGAGGCGGCTTTTGACGCATCCGGTCCAAGAGCCTTTGCCGCAAGTTCTGCGTTTTGCTGTGTGCCGGAAAATAGTTGTCCTGCGACCTTTTGCGCTTGCATAGGGTCAATGTCTGCCAATGCGCCAATCTGACCGCGCATTGCCAATTGGTCAGGGTTGCCGCTGTAAACTGCGCGGGCTTGCCCGTAAGAGGGGGCGTATTTATCAGCAAGCTCTAATAATTGCTTATTTGCTGCTGTATATGCCTTCGTATCAAAGGGCTGCATTGGGCTTAGACCAGCGCGGATTTTTTCGTCAATAATCCGTTTAGCTGCATCAATAACCTGAATGCTGTTTACGGGTTTTCCTTTTAATTGTGCAGAAAAACGCTCGTCTGCAAAGGCGGCTTTTATTGCATTTTGGATAATTGGCTCTTTTTTTAGTAAATCTCCAAATTCGCTTTTTACAACCACTTCTTTGGCTGTTCCTAAAAGAGGGACACCATCAGCCATGTCATAAACTGTCTTTGTGGCAGAAGGAACGCTCTTTGTATAAGCGTCATCATAAAGCGGCGAAGCCTTGGCAACCAATCCCTTGGTTATGTCACCCGCAGCTTTGCCAGATTTTTCAATCAGAGCCTGCGCAACTTCATCATAAGACCCAAGCCCGCCAGCCAAGTCTTGCGCTTGTTTTGTTAAAACATTTTCAATCTGTCCGGCTTGGTTATTAGTCCCAGACCGTGCCGCGTACATTTGCTCCATACGTCCGGCAGTCATGGGGTTTCCGCCCAAAATCTTTTGGTCAGCCAAAAGCGCATCAGAAGGGCTTTGTGCGATTTTCTCCGCCAAAGTCAAATCAATGCCCGTTCTTTTCGACGCCGCATCCATAGCCTCTGCACGGAGCAGTTGGTCACGCAAATCAGGTCTTGCGGCTAGTTTTTCAGCCAATGCTTTTTCGGCTTTGTTGGAAAATCCCTTGCTGGTTTTCTTTGTTACTTTTCCAAAGTCCACATTACCAGAGGGCTGTCCCAACCGATAAAGGGGAGCAGTTGCACCACCGACAACGCCACCGAAGCCTGCACCAATAGCAGCCCCGCCCAAACGGTCGCCAATCGTATCGTCCGCCGCGCCCAACCCAGCAGCCCCTCCATATCCAGCACCAATCGCTGCACCACGAGCGATCCCTTGCAATGCCGTGCCACTGCGAATCCAATTACCAGCATTTGCCGCCGCCTTTGTTAATCCAAATGGAATTGATCCTGCTGCCTGTCCTACAAACGAGGCCACAGGAGCATTTTCCCAATCACTAGCCAAATCTTCTTTTGATAGTTTACGGGCTTCTTTTATGGCTTCTGCAATGGTCAAATCAGGGCTTATAGCACCCGCCAAAACAGCCGCAATTGCATCGGTTGCCTCGTCAGCAAAACCAAATGTTGCGCCCTGCATGGACTGCCGAGCAAGTGTCCCAATTGTGCCGCCCTTGGTTTTTGCCATTACAGCCCGTTTTTACTTAAGAATTGTTGAATATAAGCGTCATCGCGTCCACGCGCTTTTAGTTGCTGAATAATGTTGTCGCGGTTTGCTGGGGGTTGTGGGGCCTGTGGCATTTGCGGAACATTCCCTTGATAAATACTTCCAGTAGAAATTCCCTGCATTTTCTGCTTGGAAGCTTCAATTCTGCGTTGCGCCATTTGCATAGCGCGGTTAAGAATTTCCTCACGCTGCTTAGGCGTTTTATCAGTGCTAGCTTGCATTTCCAGAAGGATTTTTCTTTCGCCCTCTGTCGGCATTCCGCCGAAAATGTTTTTCAGATTTTCTAACGCTTGCGACTGTACGACATTTTTCATGTTAACGGTTGCATCAGCGTCTGGCGTTTCTTTGCCGAAAATATTCCCGACATTAGAGACAAGCCAAGCCCTTTCATCCGCCATTGCGCCGGAATATGCCGTTTTATTAAGCGTTTTAGCCTCTTCCAATGCCCCCAATAGATTGGGCGCACTTGCAACCGTGTCCTCGGCCTCGTAAAATTCCTTTTGTTCCGTTGCGGATAGTTTTCTAGGCGCACCAGATGGAACCATGTCATAACCGCCTGTTTCGGGGTTAAATTCAGGAACCATCGCCCCACCCCCAGAACCCATAGCCTTCAACTCACGCTTCAGTGCCGCATCTTTTTCCCACTTTGCATCCTCTCGCGCATATCCAGCTTGTGCCAGTTCCAAATCTTGCTTGCGCTTGATGTCTTGCATATACATCTGCATGCCAACATCGGACGTTGCGGGGGATTGCATGAGAAGCTGGGCAGCGGCTGCCGGGTCTGTTCCATATTGACCAACGGCTTCGGCAAGAAGTTTTTGCTTTGCCGCCGCATCCTCGGTTTGGAGCCTGTCCGCCTGTCCTGCCTGATAACCAGCAACGCCAGTTGTCAAAGCCTTCGCCAAGCCTTCCAGTGGTGATTTAGGCACGACAATACCCGAAACGACTTCCGTTCCGGTTTGTTGACCTTGCGCCGCCAGTTGTTCGGCAAGAAGGCGTCTGCGTTTTACTTCCGCTTCTTTTTTGGGATCGAAAAACAATGCATCGGCCATTATACTTCTTCCATTTCAAATCCAAGGCGTCCGTAATCGACCATGTAATAACCATCTTCCGACATTTCGACGGCCAGCGGGTCTTTTTCGATAACTTCTTGCGCCATAACGCCGATAAACTCCTTGTCGGGGTTTGCGTTGTAACGGAATTTGTAACGCTTATGGCCTTCTTTCTCGTCGTAATATTCAATGCCATGCTTCAAGCGCATATCGGAGAATAAAGACCCGAAGCCACCGGCAGAACCAGCAGCGCCGAGGAACGATCCACCCAAACCGAACAAGGACGACATAGTGCTATTCTGACCTGCTTGCTTGGCGTTATATTGCGCCATTTGGTTCTGGTAATTCTGATTTACTAATCCTGCATAATCGACAGGCTGTGCGCTTGCCCCGACACCGCCAGAAGAAAACTGCGGGTTTGTAACCTTTGTTCCGGAAGTAAGTCCGATATATTCATTCAACGGCGCGTTTCTTTGAGCGTCATATTCCTGAATGCCCTGATTGCGTCTTTGCAAGGCTTGTTGTTGTGCCGTGGAGCCGTATTGTTGTCCGGCTAAAATCGCTTGCGAACGGGCATCATTACGCATTTGGTTGAATGTATCCATTTCGCGCTGATAGGCCTGTGATCCTTGGCCGATACCCTGATTGATAAGGCGGGTGCGAAGGGCTTCCTCGTCGCGCTGGAATTGCGGGTTAAGCCTGTCCATATAGGCGGCTTCCGCATTTCTTTGTTGTGTGGCGATATCTTCCGCAGAAAACTCGTTTCCAATACCGCCATAGGAATAAGGCGTGGAAACAGAATCGCGGATACGCCCGATTTGATCCTCGCCCAAAAGCCCCATGGCAATCTGGCGGCGCTCTTCCGAATCCAGAATAGCTTGTTGATCTGGGGATAGGTCAATTCTTGAGGTCCATTGCGGCGTTCCGTTTGCATTAAAGCCCGAACTTCCGCCATTTGCGCTGCTGGAGGATTGGGAAGCGGTGCTGGTTCCTCCTAAGGGTTTAAAGCCCTCTATGGTCGATAAGTCCCTTTGCGGCCACCCTACAGAAGAACCTTGCGCCGTTTCTGCGCTCCTGTTGTTTTTAAGATAGTCGTTATAGGCATTCGGTCCGCTATACACGCGCCCGTCAGGGCCTACATACATGCCGGAATTTGATTGCGATGTGGTAGAGCCGGACGTTGTGCTTGGCGTGGAAGACGCTCCGGGCGTCTGGTCAGCGTTGCCGAGCGTCCAAGTCATGTTTCCATATGGCGTGTATTGATTGACGTTATTTAAGGCAGAGCTCCACAACGCAGTTTCTTTGTTGCTTGCCGTCTGCGCTGCTGCGGTTTTTGCCGGATCAGGTGCCGCTGGCGTTTTGGGGGAAGATTTACTCATTATTTAATCCATCTACATTCTGGTTTAAGCATAGAAAAAGACACAGCATCGCCGTCCATAGGCCACAATCCACGGTGGATGCCTTCTTGCTTAAACCCTAATCTTTTGTTGAAATTCATAATATCCCCCTCATTTGCAGAACAAAGTGTTTGCACTCTTTCCAGACCAAGCTGGATGAAGGGGTACGCAAACAATGCCTTAAGATTATGCCTATTGGCCCAGCGTTTGTCAACGCTTGCAATTGACATTTCTAATGTAAGAGGCGTTCCGTCCGGTCGCTCTCGATAATCGCTATAAACCACGCCGCAAATCAGGCGCTCACCGTCTATAATTCCAACGGCTCTATAATTAGAAAACTGGTCGGGATTGTTAAATATTTGCTGTGAAACCCACCGCGCAACGCCGTCATCGCAACCATAAAGAAGTTTCAAAGAACCCCGCCAACCTCAAAAACAAAATCCGTCGATACCCAAGCGCAGGAAAGGTCGCTTAATTCCGTAACCAGACGAAGGCCGCCTGAAAAACCGACACCGGAAACCGATTGCCATTTGGCTGTAATGTTATCGCCGGATACCCAAGGCGAAATATCCCAATCCCCGACATCCCAAGCCGTGCCGGACGTGCCGAACGTGTAAGACGTTGCAACGGTCCTGTTTTCCTGAAAATCAACATTCATTAAAAGAGAAGGAACAACCGAGCCTTCCGAGATAAGAATGGGTCTTACCATTTGGAATTTCTTAGTCTGACCCTTTGCCCCGAAATAGCTAAATGCCTGCTGGACAACTCCGGTTATATTGTCGCCGTTGTCGGATTGGCCTGTATCTGCCTCGAAAACGCCGTTCAAGCCGCCAAAAAAAAGGCGATCATCCAGTATTTCATAACAAAAGCTATTCCAGCCCGTAAACTTGCACCATGCGCCGTGGGTCGTGTTCATAACGTATTGTTCTGATTCCTGCCCCTCAACCGTGGGGATATTGATAATCAGCTTGTTCCCGATGGGATGGATAATCGGCTGCCATCCGAAATTGGATTTATATTGGATAACGGCGGCATTGATAAGGTTTGAAATCTTGTCGGTCGCTGCAAGGTTTAGCTGCGATCTGTCCGTCAAAAGAGCCTTGGAAAGCGGAAACGCACCGTCCGTTGTCAAGACAAGAACGTCCGCCCCGGCTTTGCAAAAGCACCTGCGCCCCAATGGTTTTCCCATGCGGAACGTACCGACCAAAGCCCACGTTGCCGCGCTTGAGGGGTCTGTGCCTTTATATAAAGCCACTTCACCCTCTGACGTTATAAAGGCGGCGTAATCATCAATACCTGCCGCGTTGTCAATGGTCCAGTTCGCCATGGCCATTAAATAGCCGCCAAGCTTGAAAAGGCCGGACAAGTCCAGATTGTTCGCAGCCCCACCGATAGACGAAACCGGAAGATACCAAGCGTTAAACGTGTCTTTTTCAATCAGCCAAACGCGGTTTTTGAAGTTGTTGATATGGATGCAGTCCGCCGTATCCACGCCTGTAACGGTCGTGGTCGTACCGTCCGCATACCAAGTAGTGCCGTTGTAAACCTGCATTTTATCTTCGCCATTAACGCAAAGAAGAAAGAAACCGCCAGCGGTTCCCATGTTGATTGTCTGGAACCTGTCATTGGTTAGCCCTGTGACTTCGGCAGCGCCTACCGCGCCCGCGCTTGTAACGTCAAAAATCTCTCCGCCGACAAAGGCAAAAAGGGACTTGTTTGATCCATCATTATAAAACGCTAATGTATTAACTGCGCCAGTTACGCCAGTTGCATGGCTGGCGTAACCTTTTCGTGAAATAACGCGGGAAGGCTCTGGAAAATAGTTTTCCATGGTAACGGCTTCGGTTGGAGCCATTGCTGCAAGCGGGTCTTTGGCATTCAATCCCCCTGTGGGAGATTGCAAGGAGGCCGTGCGGGATACCTGACGTTGTGCGGTTTTTATCATTGACCAAAATTCGTTTCTGGGATATTCGCCCCGTCAAGGAATTGCTGTCCGAAGTCTGCGCCGCCCAATGGGAGGTCACAGCTGCCACCATCGCGGCTCATAACACGCTCGCAATCATCCATGTAGTTTTTCAATTCTTCCGCATAATCCAGACCCTTGGCACGAAGGAAGCGCCATTTCATGCCTTGGATAAAGCAGTCTTCGTCAAGCCTGTAAGTGTCCGTGTCTTCTGCCCAAAGGTTTTGCGTTGTCCCCATGGCTGACTGACACCAATGATTTGAATAATAATCATAGGCGATAATATAAGAACTTGCTGGCATGGGATCGAGCCACATTTTATTCTGGCGTATGTAAAACTTATTGCGCGGACCGGACGCCACAACACCATAACGCAAAATCTGCTTTTCCTGCGCCGAAATCGGTCCTATTAGCGACCACTTATATTGATTGTCCCAAAAGGTCTTTTGTACGAAATATTCAAAATCCGAAGGCATTGAATAGGCCAGCTTGCCAATGACCAAATCAGAGGTTTGCGTTGCTGTGGCGTTTTTGCTGATTGTGATTTGGGTGGCAGAATCAACCGAAACAATAAAGCAAGGATAATCTATCCCGTCTGCCTGAATGCCCCAAATGCTTCCGCCTTCCAGCCCGGCAGTGCTGGAAATGCCTGTGATAATCGGGGAGCCGTCCGTTAGGTTTCCCGTCAAGCCGGATGCAATTTCAGTGTTGAACGTGTAATCCGTTCTTAATTCCTGCCAGCCGCCGTTTTTATTAGCCATGGACGCAAAATCCTTCCCCTCGCGGTTGGCAAGGGCAAGGAGTTGTTTTTCTTGGTCGTTCTGCGAGCCGAAAAGAAGTGAAGGGGCCGGAATCCCTATTTCATTTGCGGCAGCTTGTACTAATTCAAGCAGCGTCCTCGCCATCGTCTACCTCCTTGGGGGGGCGACCGCGTTTTGGCTTATCTGCCAGAAATGCGGCCATTTGATTTGTTAATGCTTCGATTTTGGTCCGAAGCTCTTTATTTTCTTCTTGCAAGTGAACCAGACCAGACCCGTCTTTGGCTTGATCCAGATAGGCAATAGCTTTGTCGCGCAAATCCCGCGCACCCATGCCGATATTGCCAAGGTTCGTGTCGGATACTTGCGCCAACGCTTCGACCGTGTGGATATTCAGGGTTTTAAGCATCATGGCTTGGGATTTGGAGCAAGGCGGCCATTCTGTAATCGGGGTGCCAACTTGCGGCACAACCTGCTGGTTTTTAAAGGCAGCCCATTGATGGGGCCAACGAATATTATCAGGGGGCGCAGAGCCGGAACCCTTTAAATCAACAGGGCGGACAACGTGCGTTTTATTGTCGCCCAAAATGCGAATAGATGTCATTTCGACATCGCGATAGATGGGTCGGCCCTGTTTTACAGTTTCTTCTTGGTCTTCGATAGCTTCAACATAAAATTCAACATAAAGGCCCGCATCGGTGCCGTGTTGAACATGGTAGTTATTACCTTGTTTGATTACTTGTGCTTCCGCTAGTTCCATAAGGACTCCTTGAAATGGTTTTTTACATACTAGCGAAAAGGGCAGAAAAAAGAAAGGGGGACGTAAATCCCCCTCTCCCAGATTATTAACTTGCGCTGCCGTCATCCATAAATGGGCGAGCGATTTCGAAGTATGCCAGACCAGCGGAAGGCGTACCAACGGCAGACGCGCCGCGAGCAAGCTTCACACGGTCGCCAGCAACAACGGCATCGTCAACCGAGCCAGCCGTGGCCGTGGCATAGACCAGCGCGTTGTCAACGTAACCCGTAAGGGCCTTGCCGACAGCTTTGCCGCTGATTTGATACCAGCCGTATTGGTTGGCCACGTTTGCAGACATAGCAACGGCTGTTTGGCCGATGTCATTGGCAGCAAGGAGCGTGGTCGTGTAGTCGGATTGGTAATAAGTCACCCAAGAACCAACAGCCGTGGACGATACGCCCTTCAGGTAAATAAATTCACCCGAACCAAGCGTTTCGTCATCCGCCTGCACAATCGTACCCAAAGGCACGGCTGGGCTTGCGGTCGTATCAGTGATGGTAATGCCCGGAACACCGATAGTCGTTTCGTTTACAGTAAAAGCCATAATATATTTTTCCTTCTATTACGATTGTGACAGAACGCCCTGAAGGGAAGCGTTGGAAACCGTCATGTTTCCAGCGAAGCCGATCAGTTTAACCATGGCATCTTGGTTGGTCGCATAGCGATCATCCCCGATTGGAACCATGTTGCGTTGGGCGTGGGGACGGAAGTGGATGTAATCCGTATTCAGGAAGTACATCGTGTTCGTCGGGCAGAAACCGCCAACACCGCCGTCCAGAACAACGTCAGCCGAACCACCATGACCGAAATACTTGAGCGAGGTAAAGCCCGCGCCTGCCATATCAGGGTCCGTAATACGCTGGATAGCTTGGAGGCTATTCAGGTAAAACTGGTAGTAGTTACCGTCAGCCACGATCAAATCCGTGCGATCCGTACCGCGAACCAATGACATAGCCATCGTGTTCATACGGTCTTGGATGTTGGTGGCAGAAGCCGCCGTACCCGAAACCGTTGCAGCGTTGCGCCAGAACGTCCATGTTGCGCGGTCGATACCGCCGACCGTGCCCGTGGTTGGCGTTTTGGAAACCAGCAGTTGAAGACCGCCGATTTGTTTACCGCCGTCCGCCGTACCATCGGAATAGCAGTCGCCCGCTACGTTGTTCATCATGGTCTTTTGGGCGTTTTTGATACGCGAGGCCAGAAGCGGAATAATTGCTTCCTCGCCGGAGTTCTGGAGTTGCTCCAGACCGGAAATGGAAACAGCAACCGCTGCCTGTTTGTAGTCAAATTCCGCAGCCGTGAACACATCCGAGGGGGAAATGTTCAGGGTTTCATAACCGGAATAACGCTTGTACGTCGAGTTTTCGGCGTATTCGAGTTCTTGCACGATTGTGCGACCGCCAGAAACGGTTTGCACTTTTCCCTTTTTCTTCAGACGATTCAGAAGGGCGTTGTTTTTCAGCATGTTGTCAGCCAGTTCGCCCGTACGGTTACGCAGGGTCGTGGTGACAATCTCCGATAGGTTTGGTGAAGCCATTATATTCTCCTAATTTTTGATACTAGGAGACACCGCGCCCCCTAGTTATTGAATAACGCCACGCGCTTCCCGCATTTGGTCGCGCAAGTCGTCTTCTAGTGATTTCGTGGGAGCTTTTGTCGATGGTGAAGTCAGGTCGGGACTTCCAGTGACCGAAGCGGACGCCTGTTTTTTTGCCTTTAAATCCGCTTTTCGCTTCGCTTCCAGTGCGGCGTTTTGTTCCGCAAGTAGCGTGGAGCGTATAGTAGGATTGGCGTAACAAGCCATGTCATACGCCTCTTGCATATCCTTGGCCTGACCCGAAGCAAGCAATGGAGCCATCATAGGCTTTACTTGTTCAAAGTGTTTGTTGGCCGGGTTAGCAGCGAAGGCACTGACCTCGGATTGAATATTAGCATACTCCATTTTCTCCTGCAACCGCTTTTCAATAACTTCCGGATTGGCTTGTTGGCGGAGCATTTGGAGTTCTTGTTGCATCTGGGCAATGACAGGGTGGATTTGTTCTTGCGGTTGCGCGGCCTGTCCCAAGTCCACGCCGTATTGTTCTGCCACTTGGCGCAACAGATGGGCTTTTTGTTGGGGGCTTCCAGTGCGAAGGACATAGGCCGTATTCAGCAAATCTTTTACGGCTCCGGCAGGAGTGCCGCCTTCGGATTGAATGATGGCCATATATGGGGAGACAACTTCCTTCATCTCCCGACCAAGGCGCAATTCCCCATCATGGCGGGTCATCATCTGATGAATGTCGTTTTCGCGCTTTGACCATTCGGCGCGTACATCCTCGGGCAACTCGTTCCATTTGGCTTTGATGGCACCGGACAAGGCAACGGGCGCATCGCTCTTTTCAACCACAGGCGTTACAGGTGTTTCAACAGGAGTTTCGGGCTTTTCAACCACTTCATCCGGCGTATCTTCTACCTCATCTTCGCCGCTCATGGCATTGCGAAGCTCATCTTCAAGAGAGATAGGGGCTTCTTGTTCGATTTCTTGTGTTTGGTCGCTCATTTTTTCTTACCTTTTCGGGTTGGAGAAAGTTGGTTGATGGATTGCTTGATGGCTTTTTCCCAATTAATCGGGTTTAGTTTCGGGGAAGGTGCTTTAGGCGTGGTGCTGTCATCAATTACAAGCCCCTTTGCTTTTACAGCCTTGTAATATTCTGATTTGGAATCGTATGTTTTGCCATCGGCAGGATTGAATACGCCCTGAACGCCCTGCCCCAAACTATCAGAGCCGCCGTAGTTCGACGGTATGGCGGCGTTGCCCGTTCTTATCAAAAGCCCGTCAATCGTGACGTATCGGCCAGATGGGAGTGTGCTTTTTATATTATTAATATAGTCCCCTCTAATATATTCATGGGGAACAAGGTCGCCTTCGTCATCCTGTGTATAATAGAAGTCACTCATATAAGCAACAACAACGCCATTTCGTCGTCCTTCTCGCGTATCATTTTCTGCACTTCAAAGCTATGTGCCAGCATAAGGTCTATATAGTTTTGAACCGCCTGAAGTTCCGCCTCAAGTTTTGCAAAATCTACGTCACTTTTTTCATAGACTATTTTTGTTATCTGTTTTGCAGAAACTGGAATTTCTGTGATGGCTTCCGCAGCCTCTATCAATTCCGGCGTGATTGTGGTTTTTGCCGTAATACCGTTTAATCTTTCTAGGTATTTACGGTATTTTTTATGGTCGCCGAAACCTCCGCCTACAGCCGCGTCCGGAGGAATTGGAGTGATTCCGCTAGATTGTGGGAAATATCTTTGCGCGAAATATCTGGCTGCAAAATATCTATGTCCAAACATCTATGACGCGTCCAAAGTTACCGCTGTTCTATTTCCGTCTGCATCCACAGTTGCATCAATGCGGTTTTTCGTATCGTTTACATCGCGAATAAGAACATTGGTTGTAGCAGCACCGGAAAGTTTTGCAGCCGTTGCGGACAAAATAAGCCGCATAGATTGGCGCGGAGTGTATCCTGTTTCAATGCCGTTTGCGCGGTCAAGTAGGGCGTCCGCGTTTTCGCTCGCTGTCGGGACGTTTCCGACATCTGTTAAAATCGTATCGACATTGGCGTCAATAATATCAACCTTACCTTCTATCGTTCCGAGATCGGTTATAATAACACTAGCCCCTGATACAATCGTATCAAGCTTTCCATCCATTGTTGAAAGCTGCGTATCAAGGTTGGCCGAAGCAAGACCAACCGCACCGCGCACTCCCGCTGCGTCCAGATCGTTAAATCCAGTTATTCCAACACCTTTTGCTAGAACAATATTGGTTCCAGCCGTAAGAACTCTTGTCCCAACCGCCCAAACATCGGCAGCGGCAATATCATTGAAGCCTGTAATGCCCGTACCCTTGGCAAGTACAATGTTCGTGCCTGCGGTCAATACTCTCGTGGTGGTAGCCCATACAGCCGTGCCGACTTCCGTACCAAAGTCAGCAGCAGCGGCGGCAGCGGTTATAGTATTGGCTGCCATGGCACCTACGCTTGCATCAATTCTCCCCGATACCAGAGCAGCAGGAAGGCGCGTTTGGATGTCCTGCGTATCCACTTCAATAGCTGCTGTTTGCGTTTTAACCGCGGCGACATCTGCAGAGATCGATGCGCCGACCGGTGCGCCAACGCGGGCAAAGCTGTCGCCTGTCTGCGGGAAGTCGGTGTATAGCTGCACGGTCGCAGGGATCGCGCCGGTGCCTATGAACGTGAAAGCGATGTGATCGTAATTCGTCTCGGCCTGTGCCGGCGCGTAGCTGTGATATCCGTTGCCCTCGTGCGTGCATACGCCAGAGCCGACCGAGCCGATCGCTTGCGTGCCGTTATCGCCCGTTACATAAACAGTTGTTGTGCTGGTAAATGCCGCACCTGTGGTTGCATCAACCATCTGTGCGCCGATTGATTGAGAAGCTACGTTCTTTTTCATTGCCCTTGTCCCATCATAAAATTGGAATTTTTAGCCCACGCTGATTTGAACCCAGCGGCGGGGGGAGCGGTGAAAATCCAATTTGTGTTATTGCCGCCGTCCGTCGAGTTGGCCCCCGCATAAAATGGCACGTTTCCGGCTGCGGTGATACGGGTAAGATCGAGATAGTCCGCCGACATTTGGCCGGACGAGAGAGAGACGGTCGCATTAGCCACACCGGAAGACGAGCCAATTGTTATGAGGTTGCCGGATGTGCCAAGCCATGCAGGAGGCGTGTTGATCGTGGTTGTCGTTCCGTTCGTGAAACGCACGTTCGCCAACGGCTCCAGAATGATATCGTTGAAGGTGTTACTGTCTTGGAAGACGTAAATTCCGGCGCTGGCGGCTCCTTCAATCTTTACGTTATAGTATGTTTGGCCGCCACCTCTGAACGTTTTGCTGCTTGTGCCGGTGTTCGTTGGATTTATCGTCGAAGTCTGTGCGTTGACTGTAAGGTTCGTCGTGGCCGCGTTCACGTCCCATGTTGCGTTCAGCGTGTTGGATAGTGTCCATGTGCCGGAACCCATGTTGATGACTTTTACGCCGCTGCCTGAAATGAGAACACGGTTACAGCTGACATTTCCGGTGACGGTGATCGTTCCGGCTGTAAACGTGAATGGCACGTTACCCAGTGTTGCATCGTTAAAGAGGAAGGTTGCGCCCTGACAGTTCAGCTGCGATCCCGACGTGATGTTGTAACCGTTCATGTCGAACGTACCGGCGGTCCATGTGGACTGACCGTTGTACGCAAGGTTGCCGTTAAAGGTGATAGATCCTGCGGCCGTGCTATTGATCGGCCCCGTCGATGCACCAGCCACGAAGCTATAATCCCCCGTGTTAATCAGTCTTAGACGCGCAAGGGCTTTTCCGGCAGGATCAATCGTGTGTGTGCCGGTGCCGTTCAACTCGATTGTCGAGTTCCCCACGTTGCGAGTGTAGGTCATGGTTGCCGAGAACGTAATCGAGCCATCAGCTCTGATGTAGGTATTTGCCGGATGGGAGAGAGTGCCTAGATATCCCGTACAGTCGAGATCACGGCAAAGGTTCGGTGCGCCGCTTGTGCCGTTGACGGTGACGTTTCCTGATGTTGCCGTGAGCAGCACATCGTCCGCAGCAGTCGGAGCAACCCCGCCGACCCATGTACCGCCAGCCGACCAGTTACCACCACCTGCTGCGGCAGTAATCGTCGCCATTAGTGTACCCCTGCTATATTGCCGTTGGCGTCTCTGATAACTTGTCTAGGCGGCGGATTTTGAATGGCCTCGATAACCGCCTGATTTCCTTGTTGCTGCATTTGGGCGATCATGCCGAGCGCGTTGGTCATTTGCGCCATGATAACGGCAATTGGAGCCTCGCCCTCGTTCATATCGTTGTCCGTCATGGCCAAATCCGGTGAAACCTTGGTTTTGGCATCAATGCGGGTTTTGGTTAAATCGGCGCTAATCTTTTCTTTTTCAACGCCAAGCTTTTGTTGCTCAAGCGCAAAGTTTTGATCTGCCAGATATTTGTCTTGCTGCATTTTCTGGCCTTCAAATTCCATTTTTGCTTTTTCTCCTTCGGCCTTCATTTTTTCGGCCTCCAAAGCAGGATCAGGCTGTGGCTGCGGGTTTTCCGCCGCTTTTTTCATCTTATCAATGACGCTATCAAAAGTTGTTTCCAGTTCTCGCGAGACTTTAAACCCACGAACGCCAAACATCAGCATTTCCATGAGAAGCGGCTGCAATTCGGGGTTTTGTATCGTCGCCATTTGTTGAATAAACGAGCCTGCCGCATTTAGAAACTCGGTGCGGGCCGCTTTTTCGGCCTCTTGGTCGGTCTTGATAGTGGAATCTGTCTCGATGTCAATACGGAAACAACGCGCCGTATCGTTACGGATAATTCCTTCGATTTCCTCCCATGTGGGGAGGCCCATCAGTTCTTGGATTTCCTCCGGTAATTCAGGAGGCGGCATGGGCTGGCCGTCCGGTCCCATTTGCGGCTGTTGCTGCATTTGAAGCGGCTGCTTTTCGGCCTGTGTTAGCAGCTTGATACCTGAAACTTGTTTAATCGTATCAATGGAAAAATGCTCGGCTATGATTTCGGCCATAATCCGGACCATATCGCGGGCTATGCGGGAAACATCGCCTTGCATGTGGTTTAGGCGAAGCGAGGCGTATTGGCCTTTAAGCTGTTGCGCGGTCGCTGTTTCGGCTGCGTTGGTCGCGCCTCGGATAACATCGGAAATACCCGTGATTTCGTACAGGTCATTCTTGACGCGCTCGCGGCTTTCATACAGCCCGATAAGCGTTTCCATGATTTCCTGCATGGGGAGCAACGCAAACACGCCCGCAAGCCCGCCTTTTTCAGCAAACGCGGCCCATTGATCGACTGGGATTAGTTTGTTTTCCACGCCTTCGGATAGCAGGCGGTCCAGCCCTTGCGCGTTGGCGGCATAAACCCCGGCAACCTTCAAAGCCTTGGTTATCATATCAATACGGCCAGTAAGCATGTCCAGTTCGCGGGCTTGGTCTTGGTACTGGATAAAGTCTGGGACCGGAATAAGGCTGTCGTTTGTCAGCGTGGCGTACAAAGGTTTAGGGCACGGGAAGAAGTCCTTCAAACGCAAGGGATCGTCGCGCTCATCCAGAACTTCCGGATGGTCGCGGTGAACCCAAAGGGCTTTTTTCTTGGTCTTGTCCCAAATTTCGTAAACGGTCGCCTTTTTGCCCGCTTCTGTCTCTTTGCCGTCATCGGTGCGGGGCTTGGCGTCTAGCTGGATGGTTTTGCCAATCTCTCCGAAGCGTTTGACCAGTTCAGCGCGGGATAGATAAACCTTGCGCCATACGCCGCGCACTTCCTGCCATGTTCTAGCCCATGTATGCCCGAAGTCTTGCCAATGGACGTAATCAGGAACAACGTCTTCCGCATACAATTCTTGTTCCGGTTCTTCCTTGCCGTCATCCGATTGCATGGTGGCATCGTCGGTGATTTGCTCAACATCCTTGAACGTGGGGACGTAGCGAATCCATGGCGTACCCCTGCCGGATAGCAGGCGGTCCAAAACCATCTGGCGCATGACGTTATCAAACAGGTCATGATTGACGTAATACATGGTAGCGCGTTCAAGCACCAAAGCGGAATATCGCCCCAAATCGTCATCGTCCTGAAAACGGCGGTCAATGTTTACGATTGGAGGCGTGGCATAAAGCGCAGGCGCGAGGGTCTGGACATTGGACCAAAGAATATTAAAGCGGGCTTTGTTCTTGGATGCGCCTTTGCGCTCGTCGCGATAGCGGTCGATAATCTCTTTGGAGCGTTTCTCCCATGGCTGGAAGTTTTGCTCATAAGCGTCGATCTGGCCGATCCAGAAAGCGACTGTGGAGGATATTTCAGATGCGATCATATCCGCCATGTTGTTCTTCCCCGTAGAATAACTCATTGACCGTCATTTGCTCTAAGAATTTAGGCGTTGCTGGCGGCTGTGGTAGTTTAGCAGATTTCCAAACTTGTGCAATGATTTCGAAAGCATCGCAAGAATGTGAGTAGGCGTCATGGTCCGGCTTGTCCAGATACTTGTTGCGCTCCTCGTCAAAAAGATACTGGTATTTCCGCAAAGCCCGCAATCCTGCCTTGCAGGTGTCGGGGTCAATCCATGCCATATCAAGGGTAAGTCTTGCCGCCTCGATCTGGTTTTGTTGTGACGTTGCTGGAATGATCGTGGATTTTATGCCAAATTCAAACAACTGCTGGACAATAGACCTGCCGCCCGCAGCCTGTAGCTTGTTTGCCGCGTCATGCGGGACGTAATGCTCGGCATAGGCATAACCCGCCCTGCGCTCGTTTGTAACCGCGCCCAACGTGTATTTGGTTATCTTGCCATTTTCCCCATATTGAATATCGGTAATCTCGCGGCCATAAAGGATTTCCGCATAATGCCTTATCCCCTCGCGGTTGTTTTCGTAATAATCAATCAGGCGAACTTCATTGCCAGCGACTTGGAACCACCATACTGCGGTATCATCAGAAAATCCTAAATCCCACGCCGTAAACACTGGCAAGGTCGGGTCGTAAATCCCGCGCTTAACCCTGCCTTCCCGTTCCATTTTGGCTATCCATTTGCCGTATACCGCGCCATCTGTATTGGTGTTAAACGAGCCTTCCCATATCCATTCATAACGCTGCGGATTGTTCTTTAGGTCACGCAGCCGGACCTTGTTCAGGCTTTCGGGAAACCACGGATTGTCATACCAGTTAATCTTAACAACCTTGAACGTGTCATCCGCGTTGGTCACAAACATGTTATGTATCGGGTCTTCCTCGTCTTCCGGGTTCCACGATCCCCACAATTCGCAATCGGGAAAATCCCGCATGACTGTGGGAATTAGGTAGGTCAGCGAGGATTCGGATACCTTTTGCGCCTCTTCCAGCCATGTCCTGCGAACGCCATGCAATCCTTTGACTTCCGCAATGTTTGTCCGAAGCCCGTAGAATAGAAATTCATTGCCGTTTTTGCAGCGTATGTATTCCTTGCCAACATCGAAAGCGTCTTGCAGGCCAAGTATGGGTATTTGGCTGGCGATAACAGAAAACACGCTGTCCTTAAGCGATTTCTGCAACTCCCGCCCGCATAGGAATTTCCAAGGTTTTGTAGACGGGTCCAGAATGTCTATAATGGCCTTATTCGCAAAGCCGATTGTTTTGGCCGCACCCCTGCCGCCATATGCGCCGCGATAGTCTGCTGGCCCCTCGAATATCTGGGCCATCTTTTCGGGCAGGTCTAGGTTGATTACTTGGGGCAATCTTTGGGCTTCACATGATTGATATTTACGATAAAGCCGTCCGAGGGCTTCCCATCTGCGCCGAGGGGCTGGATTTCGGCGCGGGCTAACTTCGGTATGTTATATTCAACAACGCTCATAAACGCCTTGAAAGCGGCATCCGGGTCGTCTTCCGCAATACGGTCTAGCCAGCCGTTCAAGCGCTCTACGTTGCCTTCTACAAAACTGGCTATAGCTTCCCGTGCGTTGATGGTAGACTTATTGGGAGTGCCCTTGGGCCTTCCGTTGGGGTTTCCCGTCTGTCCTTTACGCTGCGCCATTGTTTTATAATGTTGTTTTCATAAGCTTTTGTCAAACTCTATTTACATTCCTCTATCGTCTTGGCGTGTTTGGTGAGGGCCTTCTCTGCCACCTTTGAATCAGTTTCATAATCTGGCTCTGTTGCGTAATACCCCAAAGCCTCCGCCAAATCCCGTATGCAAGCGCGGGCGGCGTGTTTATCCTTTACTCGGTATCTGTAAGTTACGATCATCTCACCCCTCCGCGCTTGTGGTTGTGCTAATTGTCATACTCATTGCCTGTTACCTTAAACACATGGTCGCATTCTGGGCATTTAACGTGACCGTCCAATTTAATATCAATGCGCACCGCTTTCCCATCCACAATGGCAAGTTTCCAAATGTCGCCAATTTCTTCGCCTTGCGCTAGTAACTCGCCCTCAAGCCCAAAGTCTGGGAAATACTTTTGCATGGTGAGAATAACGGTTTGTGCCGCTAACTCCGCATCGTAAAACTTTTCGTTTCCGTCCCATTGGATTCCAGACTTATCGGGCGCAATATCGAACTGGATATATCCTCTGTATTTTTCATACGGAACAACCTCCGGCACATCGGAAGATAATTCTCCCAAAAATGTACCCATGAATAATTCCTGCTCTGCCGTAAGCGGCGAAGTAAATTCTAAAACTCCTTCAAATTCGGTTGTGTATCCCATTATATTCTCTCCTTCACAAATTCGCTGGTGGTTGTTGGGCGGCGATCCCATTAATAACTTCGCGGAATATGGGATCGGTTCTCAAGTTGTCCCAAAATATCATATCGTAATCCATCACCGCCTCATTCCGTGGTTGTTTTGCGGCGCATCTGGCCAGTTGATCTGTTATTCCTGCGGGCTTTGAGTGCAACGCGGTATTTCTTGGCCTTCAAGGTTTTGAACTCAAACGAGCCATCCTTGAATGTCTTGGTTATTTCAATAATGTCAAACTCCATATCGTGAACCAGTCCGCAATCGCAGCAAGCCATTTTGTAACCGCGCATTAGGGGAAATTGCGGGTCTGACCAACCTGTTTCGTTTTCCTGTACTTTGTGGAACCTAGCCATTCTCCCCCTCCCCAGCCTCGCTGGTTGGTTTTGCGCTCAAAGCGGCGTATAACTTCTGAACGGATTTGCTGGGTATTCTATCCCCCGACTCGTAATAACGCACCATGCGTGTTCCTACGCCCAAGAATGAGGCAATCTCGGATAGGGATAGGTGGGCGGCTTGGCGGATTTGTTTGTAGTTCATTTTAAACTTTTCCAAGTGCGTTTTTGGATATAGAAACACATTCACTAACTAAGTCCCTAGTAGACACAGACCCCGAATCTTGTCGAATAATTGATATTTTCTCCAAGGCACTCACAAGGTCGTAATATGAATTGCAAGCACGAACAATAAATTCGGCGTTTCCTAAACCTACATAATCTGTACTGTCGTCACAAAAAACCTTTGCAACCCTATCTGTCGCCGTATCTATTTCTATCATACCCTCACATGGGTATTCCCCATGTACTATTTTCCAAGGTGTTGGCGTGTGTTTATTAATCATTATTAACCCCTCTCAATTTAAGAATACCCTCAAGCCAATGTCTGGCGGACAATCCATCCTTAATTTCCTTTTCAATAACAGAAAGTGACCGCTTAATGTCTTCCTCTGGCCATTGCTGTAATTCTGATAGTTTAGTGTTTCGGACGCGGGATGGCGAGATTGGTTCCTTACACCCCTCTATCGTCTTCCATTCCATATCTCTCTCCTCATGCCTCTGCGCTTGTGGTTGTGCTGTCCTTGCCCTCCCCAGCCTCGCTGGTTGGTTTTGCGGGGTGTAGGGCGATATCCTGCGAGAGCCAGAGCCAGAACCTCCCCAGACGCGAGTTAGGCACCCTTACGGGGGTTGTTTGTTCGCCGTGCTTGGTTGGGCGGGCCATTATGCGGCCAACCATTCATTAACCAGCGCATAATCCGAAAGTTCTTTTTGCATGTAAGCTTTGCCGGAAACATAGCAACGGATAACTTGGCGCATTTTGCGGCCATTCATAGCGGTTTTAACAATACGGGCGGTGCGTTTGCCCTTAGGGGTAAAATCCGCATTTGTTTGAATAATGATTTGCATGTTATTTTCTCCTTCCCCTCATTATGCACGTAATCACGACCCATGCAACAGTTTTGTGCAAAATAATTCCCCCCCCCATCAAAAT